GCTAAATTGCAATAATAAGTTGAACTAATTTTTTTCTGGTTAATTTTAGTTAATATTAGCGATCATTTTAAGCAGCATAGATTTTATCCATTTCACTTTCGAAAAGCTCCTCTGGCGTTCGGTACCCCAGAATTTTTCTCGGTAGTGTATTGCACCAATCTTCGACAAAAGCAATGGTATCGATGCTGCAGTCAGTCATTCGCGTTCCCTTTGGCAAGAATCGTCGGATTAGCCCATTGTGCCGTTCATTCGTACCTCTTTCGAAGGATGAGTATGGATGAGTAAAGTAGATATTGGTATCCGTTACTTTCTCTAACTCCGAAAGATTAGCGAATTCAGAACCATTATCGCTGGTTATGGTTTTGAAAACACTGCTAAAACGATCGCCACATTCTTCGCGGAGTTTATCTAACTCTGCCATAACAGCCAGAGCTGATTTGTCCGATATTTTACGCACTATGAATTGTCTGGTCTTTCGTTCTGCTATGGTGAGCAATACGTTATCCTTGCCGGATTTTTGACCAATGACTGTATCGATTTCCCAATGACCAAATTCTTCACGATTGTCTATGGAAACAGGTCGTTTCTCGATGCTTGTGCCTAGGTTTTTCTTATTCGCACGAACATACTGCTTTTTAGTATTGCGGCGTACCTTCAAGGGTAAATCAATGTTTTTTATATAGCAAAGACCTTGGTCAATGTAGTTATAGAAAGTCTTTGTACAAACAATTTCAGAGCGTTTAAACTGACCCCTTTCCATCGATCGACCAACACAGGCATCAATGGACCATTTATCCTTACGAAGCTTGTCACAAGCATAAGAAATGAATTCATTGCAAACAAGGCGAAGATTCTTTCTGCCACAATTGGTACGGTGGTCCTTATAGATAGCTTGGCCTGCATCGGCAAGGTAGAGCTGTATCCTGCGATTATTTTTGATTTGAAGCACCGTGCCTCGACGGATTTCGTTAAGAATCGTATTGATTGGCCGGCGAAGTTCCTTAGCTATTTTATAGGCCGAATAACCGTCTTTTAAGCGAACTTCAATGATTGTCCGTTCTTGAAGATTCAGATGTTTATGCTTTCTGGAATCTGTGGTATAGTTAGTGTAGTCCATAGCGATTATCCTTTCTGTGCTGATTAGCTTTTAGTCGATTTAATCTTAACACAGAAATAAATCCGCTATGGATTTTTTTAGTTCAATTTAATTATACAATTAGCCAGCGATATATTTTTTAAATGGGTTGATATTTTGAAAGATCGCCGCGAAAACGGCCCCGGATCTGAACAGGGCAAACGCGACAAGGCTGAAAAAAGGNNTATACAATTAGCCTTCATCAAACAGTAGAAACGTGGGCTTCGGGAATATACAACTCGGTTTCGTCGTGGATATCCAGAATTCCAGGGATGATAAGCGATTACTGGGACCAGGCAATCGCGTCGATCGCATCCAAGGCGAGCAACCTGTGGGATCGGGCGACTGCCGGATTTTCCGCCGGTCAATCCGCCGCGACGGTTCCGGGCCATGCCGCTGGCGGAATCTTCGACCGGCCGCACATGGCCATGTTCGCCGAAGACGGAGCGGAATCCATCATCCCGTTGAAACCGTCACGCCGATCGAGGGCGCTTGAAATTTGGCAAAAAACTGGCGAAGCGCTTGGCGTAAGGCCGTATGCAACCGGCGGGATGACCGGCGAAATGGCACTGGCCGGCGGGGGCGGCATTGCGCTTCCGACGCCGGTGGAAATGCTGCAGCGGGCATCGCAATGGATCAACGACAACCTGAACATCCAACCCGACTTGCCGCTGTCCGCCCCGCCCCCCTCCTACCCAACGGCAAACGTCGGCGGCGGATCAACCCGCAGTGGAAACCTGAGCATCGACCGACTTGACGTTTCGATCATCAACGAAATGGACGACGAGGCAATGGCGCTGCGGTTAGGGCGAACCATTCTGGAAGCGGCCAAGCGCAAATTCGAAAACACCGAATAAGGAGGCGCTGCATGTCGATTTTAAACAGCATCGAAAGTTCGTTTGCAAGCCGGCTTTTAACGGCGACTTCGGGGAACCTGTTCAAACAGGCTACCGGCGCGATCGCCGAATCGTCGCTGGGTGTCGCATCAAAAGAAACCTATGAAAACCAGACGCAGATCTACTTTACAGACCCGCAGACAAGCGAGCAGCTTCAGCTTCCTGTGCTGCCGCCGGAAATAACTCTGAAGTGGGAGCGCCAGAGCGAAACTGTAAATATCCTGAACCTTGGCGAGGTTGATTTTACAAACGGAAAAAAACTTCAGGAAGTGTCTTTCAGCAGCTTCTTCCCCGTTGAGCATGCCCCGTTTTGTCGATACGCAAACATTCCGGACCCGTCGGAAGCCTACATGAAACTGGATGGATGGTGCGGATCGCGCGGGACGGAATATATTCCGGAACGACCGGTTCGGCTGCAGATCGTTGGAACGTCGATAGACCTGAGCATGTTGGTTCTGATCACCAGCCTGGAGGTCAAGGATCGAGGCGGCGAACCTGGTGATATCTATTATTCGATTGCTTGCCGGGAATGGCGCGAAATCAAGGTGCGGACAGCGTCGGAGCAACGAACGCGCAACAATCGCCCAAATCAAAAACAAAAGCTGAAAACCATCGTGCAAAAGGCGAAAATCGGCGAGCCGGCCCGCGAGCTTTTATATAAGATCGCGAAACAACAATACGGCAATGGAGCCGGCTGGACAAAAATACTGTCGCTAAATAAAACCGCCCTTTCGGGGGACTTGACCAAAAAAGCCGTCAAGTTGGTGCTGCGATGATTGCGCCAGAAATGCTCAGTTATGACGTTGTACTGGCCGGACAATACTTTTTGCGCGAAATCGTCGAACGACTGACGCTCGAAGAACGGATGGATGAAATATCCTGCCGGGCGACCGTGGACCTGGTTGCACCGGGAGAACAATCGTCGGGGCTGCCGCAGATCGAGACCGGACATTCCGTGGAAGTAATTGGCGTACCGTTCGGAGAAACGGCCATATCAAAGGTGTTCGCGGCGGGACCGGTATGGGACGTGCAAAAAAAAGACAAGCAGCGCCGCCGTTTAAACGTGACGATCCTGGACAAAACCATCTTTCTGGCCAAGTCCGAGGATGAATATTTGTTTGCGGAAGGGACCACGGCGACGCAACGGATTCAGCAGATCGCAGCGGACTGGAACATCCCGATATATAACCTGGCCGACACGGGGCAGCCGCTGGCGAAGGCGCTCCATCGGGCAAAGAGCTTATGGCTTATTATCCAGCAGGCGCTAAGCGAAACGGCGGAAAAGTCTGGGAAGCTGTTCCGGCTGCGATATATGTCGGGTACGATCGCAAACAACCCTCGTTACAAGTTCACGCCTGGCGGGCTTGAATTAGTGGAGATTGGCAGCAATGCAACGGTTTGGGCGTTCGATTACCAGGCGAACCTGGAAGAAGTGAATCATCATAAGACGCTGGATGGGGCAGTGACCAAGGTCAAAGTGCTGGGGTCGGCGGCAAAAAAAGAACGTAGCCCGGTGCTGGGAATCGTAACCGGAAAAACCGAACTTGGGACCCTGCAGCGCGTATACCACGCCCACAAGGCCACGACGGCGGCAGCTGCGCTAAAAGTGGCGGAAAATATGCTGGCCGGCGTCCAGGAAACCATTCACGTGACCGGGATCGACATCAATACGATCCGGGCCGGAGATAAGGTTCGGGTCGAAGGATTCCCGGAACTGTATACGGTTAACGTCAAGCACGATTTAGGTTCTCCTGGCCATATGACGATGCAGCTTGCCCCGCTCGAATATATCCGGAGGCGGTATTATGCAAGACGATCCCTTTAGCGAACTGTTTGGAATACTGAACCAGGAAATGGCAGGAAAAACGAAAAAAGCCATGGATGGGGCCTGGCTGGGCGGAGAACTTGGCACAATGACCGACGACCTGGGGTTGAAGCTCGATAGATATAAACATATCATTCGGGATTACATGATCTCCCATCACCTCACCCTTGCTGAACCGGATATGACAATAACCGAGACTGACGGGGAACATTCCCAGCCGGATGCTGGCTACGGCGGCGCCCACAGCCATAAGGTGATAACCCCGATCCAGCTGCTACCGCTTCATCCGGGCGACAGGGTTTTGGCCATCCCTGTAAACGACGGGCAAGATTTTGTTATTACCGCGCGAGTAGTGCCAAGGGAGTGATGATTTGTGCCAAACCTATTTCCGACAGTCGAGCTTCCCGATCCGCAGATTACGGAAACCGCTTCCGGGGAAACGGCGTTCGGCCGCAATGTCGCCTTAAACTTTGAAGAAACGGAATTTGTAGTGTCGCCTACGGGCCGGCAATATAAGCAGGACGAAGTCAATTCGTGGGTCGAGTGGTGCATAAAGGCGCTGTCGACTCCGCGCTACAAACATCTGATTTATAGCGACAACTATGGCAGCGAGCTGCATACCCTAATCGGGAAAAGTTACTCCCGCGAATTTGCGGAAGCGGAAATCCGGCGCATGGTCAAGGAATGCCTGCTGGCCGACGACCGGACGGCGAATGTAGATAATTTCAAGTTTGAGTGGATCGACGACGGAGTGATCTTTACTTGCCGCATTGTGAACGTGCGCGGCGATTCGCGCGACGTTGTCGGAAAGGTGGTTGTTTAAGTGACGGTTCCGTTATATCTGGACGGCGCGCAAAACACGGAAGAAATCATTCGGCAGAGGATGCTGGACCGCGTTCCGGCCGACGTGGACAAGTCCGAAGGAAGTTATATTTGGGACTCGATCGCGCCGGTATCCATCGAACTGGTGTTTGTGGCCATGCTTGCACAGTATGTGCTGGAAATGGGGTTCGCGCAAACGGCTGGCGGTGAATACCTGACCATGCGCGCCGCCGAACACGGTGTAATTCGTCGGGCGGCGGTAAAGTCCGTTGGGACCGTTTCCCTTACCGGGACCGCTGGAGCCATTATCCCGGCTGGCACAAAACTGGCGACGGAAGGTGAAGAGTCGGCCACGGTGGCATCGATCCAATTCGTCACGGCAGGCAGCGCCACGCTAAACGATTCCGGGAATGGAACCGTGGCTGTAGAGGCGGCGGAAGCCGGCGTCGCGGGGAATGTGCCCGCCGGGAAAATCGTCGTTTTAATGACATCCAACGCGAATATAAAGACCGTTACAAATCCGGAAGCGACAGCCGGAGGGCTTGACGAAGAGGATGACGACACATTGCGCGATAGATACCTGGAAAAAGTAAGGTATCCGGGGACCAGCGGTAATATTGCCGACTACAAACAATGGGCGCAAGAAGTATCTGGAGTAACCGACCTGCACGTGATCCCGCTCTGGAACGGCCCCGGAACCGTGAAACTTATTATTCTTGGACCCGATAAGCTGCCGCCAAACCAAGAACTAATCGACAGTGTCCGCAATTATATCGCGCCAACAAATGGCGGTGAGAGAAAGGCACCGATCGGGGCAACGGTGACCGTTGCCCCGGCCGAAGCTCTGCCGATCAATGTTTCGGCGACGATTCTTCTGGACACAGAGGCCGCCGTTTCGCTGGCTGAAATTCGCGAAACATTCAACCAGGCGTTAAGCGATTACTTGGCCGAAATGGCGTTTAAGGCGGAAATGGTTCGTTATGCCCGCATCGGCGGCATACTGATCGAACAGCCAGGCGTGCTGGATTACGTGAACTTAACGATCAACGGGAATGAAGATAATATACCAATTTTAGAAAATCAGGTGGCGGTCGCCGGGACGGTAACGATCAATGTATAGCGATCGCGGCCGGCAGATGTTCGAATACCTATCCTGGTACTACCGGGACAGCCGAATTATGCAGGCTGTTCTGGACAGCCAGGGGCAGGAAATCGATTCGGCGCGGCAGGCCCTTGAAGACACGCTAAAACAATTTTTTGCCACACTCGCCGGCGAATGGGGAATTGAATTCTGGGAAAAGGAATTGGCGATCAATCCCCCGCCAAACTCGTCGTTGGACCTGCGGCGGGCACTGGTCAAGGCGAAGCTGCTGGCGACTGAGATCATGACGCCGGAAAGAATAGAAGCGATTTGTAACTGTTTTGTTCCGACGCAAGCGGCGCAAGTTGTAGAAGTGCCCAAAACCTACACTTTCAAGGTGCAAACTCCGTTTGACGACTTTGTCTGGATCGACGAAATGCGGTCCGCGTTGAATTCGGCAAAGCCGGCGCATTTGGCTGCAATTGTGGAATATTGCGCCCGGTTTTCTGATGACGCTCCCAATATCGCGTCCGTTTCGTTCGCGAGATGTTTTTTGCCTCTGCTTTCGGATGGCATAACCTGGCGCGGTCGGCACATGGACGGCGGCTGGCATTATATTGCGCCGGCTGTTTACGACAGCGCCTGGAACCTCGACGGCCGCAGAATATTTGACGGAGCCGTTGACGGCCCGGAAGATGAGATTAAACCGGGGGCGACATTCAATTCTACGTGGCAGCTCGACGGTTCAATATCTTTGGCGCTGCACCATCCGACAAGGAAGATCCGGATGGGATCAATGGAAGCGCCGGACGAATTGTATGTCGAGGCCCGGACTGGTCAAGCCGATCGCCATGCCGTGACATTGCTGCTTAATGACTCACGTAGACCATTGGACGGGGCTTATTTACTTGGCCAAGCCCTGGCCGCTCAAGAAACATCCCCTGAGCTGCGCCCGGAATTAGTGCAAAGTGAATCTGTTACGGTCGATGAATCAGGCACAATGCATAACGAATGCCTGCTGCGTGAAAATTATCCGTTGCCACGGATGCAATATTTTAACGGAGCATGGGGGTACGGAGCTGGGAACCCGCTGGACG